CTATAATCATACGTTGGCATTTTTCACTCCTTCAATGTACCAATCTGGTTGATTGACAGATTTCCATTTTGCAAAATAGCTTTTCTCTTGTATGTAGTAGTTACGATATGCAGTTACTACATCTTCATCCTTACAGGAATCAGGCATACATTGAGGTGGATCTTCCCAGCCATTATCCTCAATATTTTTTGGTGCAGTCTCTAAAAGTTTACCAAGTTTTTCCCATGACTTGTGAACTTTAAACGTATCGTTAGTATCAGATATCAATCCATATCGTATACTGTACTCTGCACTCAACATTCTGAACAATCTAAACAACCAATCGTAATGTTGTTTTGAAGAACGAGTCCAGATTGTTGATGGATGATTCTTATGTGCAATCTTGTAAAGATCTGGATGTGCATCATCTTCATCAAGAACTCTATGTGCTGTAGATAAGAGCTGGGCATATTCCAATATCATCTTCACACAATGTTTATCACAATGCATTTCTGCAGCTGTGTCTGGTCTTCTATCTAAAAAAAAAATATTCACTTTGATCCTACATTCTTTAATAATTTTACACGATTGAGATATGTCTCAGGTTCATCTTTATATGTACGATGTTCGGCAACTGTTGCCTTAATCAAGATACAGTCTTTCTCATTGAAAGAAAGATCTTCTTTAGAACTATACCGATAGAACATTGCTTTACGGCCTTGTCTATCAATCATCTTGTGTACTGAATATGGTGCACCGTCTTGACCAACTTTATCAAATCGTTGTTCAAGTCTCAGAAAGAATTCTTTACGAACACCAAGATTGTCAAGATAAGGAGTCTCAGGATTTTCCATTCTCATTCTCTTCATTAGCTAAAAGACAATCATTATGACGAGCAACACAGTTATTAAACCCTGCTGAAGCACAAGCTTTCAAAACGTCTTCACAAACATAGAGAGTACCAGAGGTGGAAAAATTTACCTCAGGCGTAGGAATGATTTCTACACAGTCTGGACATTCACCAGTTTTAGTATCAACCCAACAACCATCAATCCTCAAACACATCTCTTCTGAAAAAGATGTAGTGGCTAGGATTGACAAAACAAAAATACTGAAAAGAGTCCTCATACGAAAGCCTCCACTGCCTCTTCAACAAGTCGAGCCTCGTCCTTTGCGAATCGGTATCCGTCTTCGTAAGAACGAGCTGTTTCTTCTCTCATCATTCGAGCCAGAATCTCACTAGCCTCTCTCATATTTGCCCCTCCCATCCAAGTAGACAGGACTGACATTACTCTCTCTTCATAACTCATATCAATTCTCATTAGGGTTACTCAATCATCATTACAAGTATATTATACCCCTAGTATCATAGTTTGTCAAGTCAAAAACTGAAATTGTTTCTCTTTTTATAGAATATGTGTGTATCAATCTTTACTAACTTCTTTTTCTGATAAGCCCACTTCGGAAACTTCTTCATCCAATCAGCATGATAATGAGTTGCACCATCCGTTATATCCAATAAACTTGGAGTGCGAATAATGTATTCTGCTATCTCTACTGAATCTCTCCATGCTGGAGTTGGTCTTGGTTCATCTCCCTTACCATCACAGTACCAGCTAAATTGGCACCTGTCTCTTACTGGAAAACCATTTGAGTGACGTTTACCTTGATAGACCACACCGCATATTGTATCTGGATAATGTGGCGATCTCACTCTATTCATAGTCACTTGAGCCACTGCCATCTTTCCTGCAGTGGATTCTATTGCTGCTTCAAAGTAAATATTTTTCGCCATACATTCTAACTCGTTTGGATCAATCGTGGGTGCCACAGTTTCTAAGTGCTCCTCTAGTGGAATGTTTTCTTTTTCTTTGTAGATAGAAGGCACTATTGGTGGTTCCCAAATTTGACCTACTTGGGCTGTGTTTACACTTGTAACTCCAAAAAGTAAAACGCCCAAGAATAACATGAATTTCTTCATATTCCTCTTAAATTTGAGTTTCGTCTAATATCTAATAGTCTAAGATATTAGATTTAAAAAGGAGAGTTTCTACCTCGGCGGGGACTTCTAGCAATACTGCCGTATTCATTAATTTGGGGTTTATATGTGGCGTAGTCAAAATCGGAATACCAAGACACACCACCTATCTCAGTGGAAAACTTGGAAATACTTGAATCCCAATCCATAGTAATTTGAACACCAAACTCTTTAGCAAGAACCACCATTATTCGATATGGATCTTCCCCCCTCATATCCAACTGACGCAATTCAGCTTGCTCTGTAGTCTCCACTCCAGCGGACACTTTTTTTAAATTGACTATTCGCTCCTCTAGTGTTTTAATACTCATGGTAATAAATTTGGAAAAGTTTCTTTCACTAAATTATAGGTTAAGCCTCTACACTTGATCTTTTTGTCTTTGACCTGTAATAGAAGCTCTGCTTCAGAAGGATGTATTCCTTCCAATATCTGTGTAAATAACACTTCTCTTTTCATGTCAGATAACCCCTCTCGACCACCCTCAACAAACAAATACAACTTCCTAATGTGATAGTACAAATATGTTGGATTTGGCTCGTCTGTATCTCCTTGGTATTTTTGAATAGGGGGTGCACCTGGCGGTAAGAGAAACTTTATATTAGGATCGAAAGCATGTCTTAGAATCTCTCTAAGTGCTACACAATCGTATTTTAATATTAGTTCTTTCTTTTGATCTTTATTCTTTGCCTTAGCAATTTCCTTAAAGATTACTGGTAAACTTGTGGCCATAACTAAAATTCTTCAATGTGTTCCATAAGGTTTTTCAATCTCTTTTCAGTGAAGTATTCCATCAATCTTCCATGCGGTGGAACCTGTTCTCTAAACTGATTGATAATATTTATACGAATTGATTCTGGAGTTTTTTCCAAATCTACCATCATTTCGTTTCGATTGAAGTTTCTATGCATCTCATCAGTCCAAGAAGATCTGTCTTCTTTCCACATCTCCATCTTCTTTTTAGATATTGGCCTCTGTCTTTTACCCTCTACCATGAACGTATCATCACTAGAAAGTATATTTGGAACACCATCCCCTGCATCTCCCTTGACAAGTTTCTCCCAAAGTGAAGCCTCTGGATCACCCTTTACCCAATCCTTTGTCAAAGGTGACCATTGTTGAACACCTTCGTATTTCTGTAACTGGATAAAGTCTTTGTCACTTGAGATAATCGTAGTAGGATTCTTCATTTCTTCCTGAGTCAAAACAGCAATGATATCATCTGCCTCTGCACCTTCAACCTTAACCACTTTGTAAGGAAAGTATTCTCTCAAGTCATCAATCATTTGATGAAGAAATTCAAAAAGAGAAGTCCAATCCGTAGTATCGGTTTCTCTTTTCTTTTTTCTATTTGCTTTGTATTCTGGAAAAGACTCTTTTCGCCAGTTCTTCGGTGAATCACAACAAATAACAAACCCACCATGATCTACATGCCTGTGAGTTTGTTTGTATTGTCTGATAGTGTTCAATACTGTGTGGCGTAGAAGATCTTCTTCTACGACTATGCTACCCTTTCCCATGGCCATGAAAGAACCTATCATGGTCTGGGAGAAATCAAGTAATATCATTACGGATTTTCTAGTTTGTATTTCAAAGAATTAAGAAAAGTAGTCCATTGATTCATTCTAAGTTCCCAATCATAGAACATATCAAAATACGTTTTCTGTAATGTTAATAAAGTTTGAGTCTCATCTTTCCAAAAGGACTCGATTGCTTTACCAAGAATGTGAGCATGTACAGCCATGTGTTTCTCAGGGTTTGGTTCATACCCATACATCCAGGCAAAGTTTGAACAAGTTTCTGGTAGGGCTCCAAGGTTTGGACACACCACCATACACTTAGCACTCATGGCCTCCATTGCTGCTATACAAGCAGTCTCCATGTAAACTGATGGATATGCCATAATGTGATTCTTCTGTAACTCCTCCCTAATTTGTTCATTTGATACAGTGCCATGATAGTTGACATCACTCATGTCTTCAGCTTGTTTATACACATGACGAAACTGTTCATCCATGTGAGGTCTATCGTAAATTTTGAAACTAGAAAAGACATTGAGTTCAGCATTCTGTACAGCTTCAGACTTATTGGTTTCCTTCATTATTCTCCAAGCAGGAAGAAGTATCTCCAACCCTCTGTGTGGAGTTGAGAAGTAAACACAAGAAATTTTATCTTTGGGTTTATTGTGTTCAGGAATAGGATCAATGGCGTGTTGTATCACCACACCATGATCATAGGGAACACCCAAGTAAACACCATACTGATACTGTTGCCAATTACTGACAAAAATAATCTTCTCAAAATCCAGCATGTTTTTCTGTTCTTTCAGAAATTCAACTTCTGGATCTTGAGCCAAATCATGCACCCAAAATAAACGGGGCTTATCTTCTAGTTTTCTTTTACGAGAAGCGATCCATTGAAAGTAATCTCTCAACTCTGGATCTAGTCTGGAAAACAACCATTTCTGCATGAGCTCCGTACCACCAGCGGCTTTAGGAGTCTCCTCTGGAGCAAAGTCATTCTCACCAAAATCAATCTTTAAACTCATATTGTCCTTATCAAATCAATTTAATAAAACACCCTCTGGAACCTCTTCTTCTTTTTCAGATTTCTCTTTGAAAAGTTCTATTGGAACTTGTCTCACTCTTCCATCAGCATCTGTTTGTAAGATTGCAAAGTTAGAAGCAACTTCTCCTTCTTTATTGTAAACACAATCAAACATGAATGAGGTATCATCATCTGCTGTAATCATCATCTTAACGTGTTTGAGGCCAGGTTTAGTCATACCCTCAAAACCTTCACTATTCGATAACCCTTCATCAAATTTTTCAAAGGTACGAATTGCACGTCTAAGTAATGGATTATGCATAATTCCTTCTTTCTAAAAGTGTAGTGTTGCTAGACAACTTCGACAATGCCACATCATTTTTCAAGGTATATGGATACACAATTTTTAACATCCAGCTGAAGGACAGCTAGTGAAAGGAGAGTTGTGCCCTTGATTACCCTAGCAACACTTTTTATTTTACCATATAATATTTATTTGTCAAGTAGAAGAAGTAAACTGTTTATCTGTCAGGGCAGACAAAGGATTGACTTGTATGCCCTCTCTGTTCTCCATGTGAGCATAATCTCTCTCATCCATGTCTCTAGTCCAGATCATGTTTATGTCAGGATAGAAAACTCCAACTGATCTTTTTGGTGTACCATCTGGATAGTATGCCATAGCAATACACTTAGGGACCACCTTCTGTGTCTCCTCTTTTCCAGAAAACATCCCAATCCAGTCGCCTGTCTTGAGATAGTGTTCACAATATCGGATGTATGCTTTTTTGTGTTCTGCTAAGTTAGCGGCCTTCTGTTTATCTTGTGGAGAAATTCTCAAACTCCTTGCAGTCTTATTGTAAGCAGCAACCTGTTCTTTAGATTCCTTGATCCATTCTTTCACACTCTTCATTGAGTATTTGTCATCATCTGGAAGAACTAAAACTGACTTGGCAACATTCTTATACTCAGCAGGTTTACGTTTAGCCCTCATCTCTGCCAGACGAGCTCGTAACTTTTCTTTGTGTTCCTCTGAGAGTTTACGTTTCTTCTTCAAAGGTTTAACTTTCTCACGTTGAACTACAATCTTTTTTCTAGCCATTTTGTTCCTTTCTATAGTTTAAAAAATAACCATGGCCCCATATTCCGTTACTGAACACTGCCGAATAGGGGCCACATAACCAACTTACCTCCAAGGATCTTTCA